TTAGCTGCTGCTTCCTCAGCAGCAACTCTATCTGCTTCTGCTTTAGCCGCTGCTTCAGCGGCTGCCTTTGCTTCTGCTTCTGCTTTTGCTGCAGCTTCTGCAGCTGCTTTGGCTTCTGATTCTGCTTTAGCCGCTGCTTCAGCGGCTGCCTTTGCTTGTGCTTCTGCTTGAGCTGCTGCTGCTTCCGCTGCTGCAGCTTCTTGTGCGGCTTGTTGTGCTGCAGCCTGCGCTGCAGCTTGTGCAGCTGCTTGTGCTAATGCTTGCTGTTCTGCATAATAATTTGTAGTAACCCGAGTAGCATTTGTCATTGCAGTTACTGCTTCATTTACTTTTGTTGTTGCTGTATTAGCAAGAGAGTCTGCTGTTTGAATTGCAACCTGTAAATTTTGATTAGCAATTGCTAGATTCTCCTGCTCAGTTGTTAGGTTTTGGTTAGCAGTTGTTAGGTTCTCATTTGCAGTTGTTAAGTTTTGCTGAAGAGTATTTAAAGTAGCTGTATCGTTTGCCAAGGTTGTCTTAGCAGCATTTAATGTTGCTATTTGGGCAGAGCTTGCTGAAGATGTAGAAAATTCTGATGCAGGTATTACTTCCCACCCAGATCCTGTATATCTCATTAAAGATACTGCAGCTCCACCACCGTTTTCGTAATACCACATTTCAAAAGTCTTTGATATACCAGCCGTTGTTTCAACGTCAGCAGTGGATCCACCACCACCTTTATCTACCCAGTCATTAATCACAAGCTGCCCGTCAAGATATAGCTTTACGCCGTCATCTGCTGGTGCTGTTATATACTGTGTTCCTGTAGATTGTGGTGTCCATAAACCGTCCCATTTAACTTGAAAATCTTCTGTAACCGTAGTTTGTGTTGTTTTAGTTACAGATATATTATCTACAATATAATAATCTGAATCTTTTGTAATTGTAACTGTATCAATATTTGTTCCAGTTACTGTTTCTGTTGAAGTAAATCCGTTATCCATAACATTTCCAGTGACATTATTTTCCATTACTGTTGTAGTAGCAGTCCCATCTGTATTTACTGTAATTATATTTGTATCACCATTTTTAGCATATACACCCATTGTAACTTGAGTTACAGTTCCAGTGTTAGATGGATTTACGTCAATAACAACATTTGCTGAAGGATTAATTATTGTTAATGCTGATCCACTAACAACATCTGTTTTCCCAGCAGAGTCTGACCAGTTACCTCCTATAGAAACACCACCAACGGGTGCTACTGAAACAACTGTGGCTGTTCCATTTGCAAATGTTTCTGTTACTGTAGTGGTTCCACCATTTACTGTTGGCCCTCCGCTACCCCATTGCTCATTAATACCATTAGTATCTTTTCCAGTATATACAACTGTTCCTCCCTGAGCTGGAGACCCTGCTGTTCCTGGATTGCTATAAATAGTTACATTTAATCCAGGTGACGTATTTGAATCAACTACTGCTTGTGCTGCTGCTACAGCAGATTGGTCTGAGGCAACTACTGCTGTTTGAGATTCAACTGCTGATGTTGCTGTAGTAACTGTTGCTGTAGATGACTCAACAACTGTTGTTGCTTGGGTAACCACTGCCGTTTGTGATTCAACAGATGCCACCGCTGTTGTTGCAATCTGTAATGCTGTCTCTGCAGACTGTATTGCTGTTGTAGCTTGCTGGACCTTTACTGTAGCCTCTGCTACTGCAGTAGCAATTGGCTCTTGTGTGGTAGCAATTGTAGCTGCTTGCTCTGTTGTTGTATTAGGAACATTTGCTTGAATTGTAGTAGTTATAGCAGTTGCTTGTGTTTCTGCTGCTGCCTGCAATGTCTCTGCTGCCGCTTCAACCTTATCTGCAACTGTCTCAACTGTAATAGGAGTGGTTGTTGTAGCGGTATCTGAAGAAGGATTAGCTGGAGTTACTTGAACTGTTGGCTCATCAGCATTTGCAATGCTGGGCCCAAAAAGGAAAAGCCAGCCAATAATAAAAAGGCTGGTTAAAAAGTACTTTAACTTTCTAGTCAACTAGGTATCTCCTAAGTAATGCAATATTTTTGCTTACTTAGATATTATAGCAGAATGTTAATTTAAATTACTTAACATTATCTGTTTTATAAAAGCCATTACCTTTAAACTGTATACCAAAAGAACCGTAATGTCTTTGCAACCTTTTACCACATTCATTACATAGATAGTTAGGCTCAACAGAAGTTATAGATCTTTCTTTTGAGACAATCTCTTCTGGCGAACACTCGCATTTGTATTCGTATATAGGCATTTTTAGTTCCCCTTTAACATTTTCTTTACCATTTTATGAATTTTTTCATCTTCGTTTTCTCTATCTGAGTTAAGCAGGAAGTCTGTTATTCCAATATCTTCAAGCTTTTTAATTTTTTCAATTACTTCATCTTCCGTCCCATAAATCATAGAAAACTTAGTCATTCTATTTTCTTCGGCCTCAAACACAGCCTCGGCTTCTTCGTGAGTATCTCTTATAATAACTGGGCAGGCAGCCATTTTTCTTCCTGTGTTTACACTGAGTCCATCCTTATAGCTTGACAGCATGGCTAGGTGTATATCACCATATCTTTCTGAGTTATCAATTGTTTTTGAAGAAGTACCACTTACAACCAGCTCTGGCTTATTTTTAAAATATCTTAAATTCAAAAACTTTTCTAACCACTCTGAAGTATACTCTACCCTATCTGAATAGTCTTTTAAAAACCCGCCTATTCTAACAACGTCTTCAAGGCTGGTCTCCTCTGGCTTTAGATCCCCAGCTGCGATATTTAAAATAATTCTTTTTGGATCAATTAAATGAAAAGCTTCACACATCATTGCACAATATTCTGGGCTTATGGCATATGTCCTAATTGCAAACATATATTTTAAACTATGATCAGCGTCTATGATGTTTGCAACTCTTATCATATAGTCTGGTAGTAGTGAATGATATACTAAAAGGACAGACTCGTACCCGCAAGACTCTAACTTACTTGATAAAAATTTTAGTTCGTGCAACGAGTCGTCGCTGTGTCTTTGCATCCAATGAATTTTAGTTTTTATAGTATCCTCTTTTTTTATTTACGTTAAAAGGGAAACCAACCATTCCAGTGTAGTCACCTATATGAATAGACCCATTGCTATTTTTAGTAACAATATCGTCTTCATAAACCGCTAATCTAAAATATTTAGGGTCGTTATACTCTTTGGATATTCTTTCGTACTCCATTTTTTTATATTCTTCTAATCCATAATGCTCTGCATTTTTTTTCCATAAATCTGACGGTTCGAATTCTTTGGCCAAGAAGGTTCTTACTAGATACCTGTCGCCCGATTCAACTCTTTCTACCCCGTGCCAATATGGTACTGCTGATGGGAAAACAGTTATGTCCCCAGCCTTTGGTCTATAGTGAATTACATCTCCATCATTTTCATTTAAAAATGTAAGCTCGCCACCTTCATAGTCATCGTTTAAATACATTGTAATTGTTAAGATAAAATGATTTCCGCCACGCTCTGTATCATATTGATGAGTATCTGTATGATAAGTCATAGACATAGAATAATCATCTGGGGTTTTAGAATGATGCAATATACCAAAATTAGGTATCTGCCATGAACCATCTTTAAGATTAAAATTATTTACTTTATCAAAAGATTCGTCTGCTCCCCAATCTTTTATATAGTCTAGTAAAACTTTTTTATACGCTTTTCTTATACTATTCAAAGCAGTTCTTTGATCTATGGAGTCATTGTCATTTATTAAACTATTCTTATTATCTTCAAACCATTCTAAATCTTCTGGGGGAACTCTAGTTTCACCTATAACCTTATCACACTTGTGGCGCAGGCTGTCTCCCTCTTTTTCTAGCAAAAACCAATTTCTTTTATTACAGCATTCATCAGATTCGTCTCCAACGTTTAGCAGAGATCCGTTACTTAAACTAAATAACCAATTTTTTAATTGTGTGCTTGTTCCTATACGACCCCAATTGCCCCACTTATTTATGTAATATTTACCCTGGTTTTCTTCAGTTTCCGATTGTTTAATTGTTGAAGTAATAAATTCTGTATTATCTAAGACTCCGCTATAGACCATTACTTTTGGCATCAATTGATTTTTTTGCATATCAATCACTTATTCTTTTTTCTTTTTTCTGCCAGGATTGAAAAATCTTTAACTTTAGTATCTCCCATATATGACCAAGCATATCCATCTTCAATCATCTGTTCATTAAGAGACTTTGTATTTCCGTCAACATAGACCCACCCTAGTATTCTTCCATACTTTTCTGAGCTATCTGGTTTTTCAGTTTTTACAACTATATCCTTAGCATCCTTAAGCTTATATTTTAAGTAATCTTTTGATTCAATTCCAAGTGTTTTTTCAAACTTATCAGTTGTTCTAGACTCTGGTGTGTCAATTCCTGCCAACCTTAGTCTTTGAGAGTATGATATGCTAAATCCCAAATCAATATCAACATCGATAGTGTCTCCATCAACTACCTTAGTTACTTGTTTAATTCTGTATTCAAACATATCTCTCCTTAATTTTAAGGAGCAGTTTTTTACAGTCATACTCAGGACTATACCAGTTGTTTATAGTCGCTGTCTCCCCCGACTATCCTGGGCGGCGATGCCCGAATCTGCGACTCCCCAGTGACGGGGTGCAGATCTCTATTATACTATTTATTTGATCTTGATAGTCTTTGGCTTCTTCTCTTCTGGCAAAATGCGTACGATATCGATCTTAAGCATTCCGTCCTTTAGTTCAGCAGCCTTTACTTCCATATATTCACCAAGAGCCCACTCACGAGTAAATTTACGGGCAGCAATTCCACGATGGATAAACTTCGAATCGTTATCCTCTGTGTTTAATTCTCCCTTTACAGTAAGCTTGCCGTCTGCTGTTGATACGTCAATATCTGTTTTAGCAAATCCAGCGACTGCTAGTTCGACAACAAAGTTGTCTTCGTCTACCTTGATTACGTTATATGGTGGATAGTTAGTCGCACTCGATACCGTTTGAGCGTGGCTCCATGTATCTAAAGCTCTATCAAATCCAATAAAAAAAGGATCCTTAAAAAGATCCCATGTATATGTTGTTACCATTTTATTCCTCCTTCAAGCGAATAAGTTAATTTATAGGACCCCATTAGGGCATCCTATAATAATTATATCATAATCTTTAATCGTTTGGAATGTTTTTAAAATCTGCAGGGTCTATCTCTACAAGACCCTTTTCTTTAGCTATCCTGTGGCCTTCTTCGCTTAGACGTATTGTTGCCTCTAGATTTTCGTCGTATTGAACATCTACTAATCCAGCCTCGTACAGCTCAATTAAAGACTTATCAACATAGTCAATATGAGATTGCCACAGCTCTGGGGCAAGCTCTTTAGCCAGTTCTTGATCTATTGAATAAATCATTTCACCGCTTTCGTCCATGCCTTCAAGATTAACAACTCCTATTTCTAGATAATAGGCTAACATTTCATCATCATCATTGTCTTCAAGATTCATTTGAAATTACATTTTCGCTTTCGTTAATTGTTGTTTCTACTAATTGCTGGACGTATTCAGAAAAATGTTTTCTAATGCTTCCTGATGGCCTAGAACCAAAAGACTTCCATATTCTCTTATACTCTACTACATTAGAAAATGTTGTAGGGCATAGTGGTACGCCATTATATTCCTTTAGAACTGTAGGCAACGGTACGTGCTTGCCACAACATTTACATTCTTTAGCTCTTTCTTGATATATACTCATACTATTTCCATTCCGTCTAACATATCTGATAAGTTCTTAGGCATTCTTGGTGGCCTTATCATATTCATTACTATTTCATCTTCTTCTTTTTCTCTATCCCACTTTAAAGAGCTGTAGGTATGTATGTCTATCTCTTCATTGTTTTGTGGCCTGCTTCTGCTGATTGCGTTATATACAGAACCGCACACAGCATCTGCTAAGTCTTTAGATCCTTTTCTTGGGTGATCAACCCTATCTCTCATAATTTTTAACTGAAGCAACTCATCAACAAGCAACTTAATTGCTGGCCCATTTAGTCTGTCCTCAGCTACGACCATTGCCATATCGTCGTAATGTTTTTTTGCAACAGATAAATTTTCTGTATTAATACCATACTGTTTTAACTGTTGCATCATGTCGTGTGAGTTCCATCTGTCAAACGTACAGACACGAATCTTAAATCCTTTTGTCCTAAGTGATAATATATAATCTTTAACCTCAGTAAAGTCTACAGACTTATCTGGAGTAGGCGTCCAATATCTGACTGCATCAACTTCTACAATTGGAGCTGGTTGAGAATATGTATCAGTTACTTTTACATTTACCCATTTTTGTACGTGTGCCATTGCAACAGCACAATGGTCATGCTTTTGGGCCAAGTCAACGTGCAAGAAATACTCTTTATCTGGATCTGGCGCAAACCAATTTTCAAATCTTCCAAATTCGTCTACGGCTAAAGCTTTGTTGCTGAATGCGTTTTCAATTTTTTCTCTAGACTTAAAGAATGCATCTATAGCTTCTGAAGGCATGCATGCAAATCTACCTAGTGCATCTGGTGCATTTTTATAAAAGGCTACCTTAAAATCATCAATACTTCTTGTTGGATTAATTTCCCAGGTTGGTCTTTTAAGGGCATACATTCTTGGATATTTATAGGACAAGATGTGATCTTCTTCCCACTCAATATCAAATTCATTACCATCTGTTCCGTCTGGCAAAGAGTCGTCGAGTTTAAAGTGGTGAGATCTAACTACCACTTCTTTTTCTGCAACAACGTCCTCATATCTCTGCTGAATATAGTCATTCTTATATCTTGGAAATGAAAGCAGAATAACCTTTCCGTAGTCTGGAAAACGTGAATCGACTGATGCACGATACATCTCGTATATTGCACTACCAGTTTTAGCCTGCTCGTGTCCAGTTGTATTTTCTGTAGCAAAGCCTGAAATTTCATCAAGGATGATTACGATAACGTTATATCCTTCCCAGGCCTCACGCTCTGAGTGACCTGAGTGTACTGTTATATTCTTATTAAACTTTATCTCAGAAGCCTTTTCAGTATACTTTCCAGTAAACCATGGAGACTTATCTATTCGTGTTCTAAATCCCTTAAAGAAAACGTTGTTTGCCTGCTGTGCGTTAATAGCAATGTTAATGATATCAATAGAGTCTCCAGGAGGCTTTCCATAATACTGAGCTGGATCTTTAAGACACAATAGTAAATATACTATATAGGCTACTGATATGGTTGAGCAGTAGTCTTTTCCAGAGCCTTTGCCAAGTTGAGCAACAACCTCATTGGCTGTTTGCTTAAACATTCTTTTGCCTTCGTCTTCTCCGAATAATTTAATGAGTGTAGACTCTTTATAAACCTGTGAAGACTTTTCAATTAATGTATATTGATATTCAGATAGAGGTGGTAAACCTAAGTAATCTGGATTTGTTACAAATGTGCGTAGGTCCACTGGACGTTCATCAAATTCTTCGCCATCTAGAATATCAATTAAATCATTAAAATTAAGATCCACTAGATTCCTCAACTATCTCTATTGGCTCAACAATACCAGTGATCTGAGATAATCTTTTTGCCACATCCATTTTACACTTAGGGCAAGAGGCAGTTACTTCTTTTAATATTTTTACAAGTATGTCTTGCTTACGTTCTGTTTCTGCAATTTGATTTGCTAATTCGGCATTATCTAGTAACCCGACTTCTTGAAGCATGCCTATTCTTTTACCTTCAATATCTGCAATAAGCTTTAATGCACCAGATTTAACACTTAATTGTCCCGCCTGATCTGCATCTTCTACAGTTTTCCACGCTTCTTTAATTAGCATGGCATAGTGTTGGTCTGCTCCTGAGATGGCCTCTTTAGCCCTTTCACGGGCCGCTGTGTCGTTGTGAACAACGCTCTTCCACTCATCTATCAACTCGACCACTTCGGCTCTCTTAAAGCCTGTTACGGTGGCAATTTGGGTAGGGTTATTTCCCTTAAGTAGTTCTGAGACCACTACGTTCATTCGATCAAAGTGATCAGCTAATTCAATTTCAGACATATATTAGAGTATACTCTTAGTCGACTAAAAAATCAACTGGATCTAGCTATTTTATAGAGAACTAGATATCCAATTAAATCATCGATATCATTATCTCCCGCAAACCCTTGGTTATTTTTTACTCTATTTAGCTTATCATCTATACGGACTTTTAATTGTTCTGTTGAATCCGCCGTTGAAAATATTCTAGCTGGCTCAAGTGCCGAGTTGCCGTATGAGATATTTTTTTCAATTAGCATATGTGCAATATCGTGGCAGGTTGTCCAAATAGCATTGCCAGCTGGGGCACCAACTGATTTTAAATATAGGTCTGAGCAATCAAACCTACTTACATCTTCAAATACTGGTTTTAACATTTAGCCGCCTTTTATTCGTGAATATGTTCTGGACGAACATAATCTGGATTCTTGCGTACCCAAACTTGCCATCCCTTTTCGATAACAGTTAGGTGCTCTGAGTACATGCTTACAAACATATCGATTGCTGGTCCTGGATTATACTGAGATCCTCGTGGATGTGTCCATGCATAATCATCAATAGCCATAATTCCACCTGGCTTTAACAACTCCCATGAAAGCAAAGCATCCATCATAAATGCTTGTGGCATGTGGTCCCCATCAATATAAATAAAGTCATACTGCTTAGAGCGATTCTTCATAAGCCATTCATCGCTATATGCTTTTTGTTTAATAAGCTGATCTTTAAATGGCTCAAGTTGCTGATCAAAAGCAGCTTCTACATCCGAGAAATCAAATGCTTCATGCACAATATTTCCATTCCAAGGGTCTACACACGTAAGCTTTGATGTTTTATCTGTAAGAATATTTTCGATAGTCCATGCCGCACTATTGCCGCAAAATGAACCAATCTCTAAAAACTTAAGATTAGGCTTGCCCCTAAATTCATTTAAAAGTCTATCAAAGTCATCTTGTGTTTTATTACCTAGAAACCAATTTGGTAACTTTTCTGCTAGCTCTCTGCTCATTTATTTCTCTTTTCTGGCACTGGGTGGCCTGTTTCTTTTTCTTGAAAGGTTGATACTACATTATACAATTTACATCCCTTTTCTGCAATAGGACTCAGGGTATACGACTTAAATACCTCTGGTTGCCTATAAATATACCAGTCTATTGGCATTGTTAATCCATGAATTAAACACAAATTAAGAATTTTTTCTGCAGACTTTCTATTTAATATATAGCAAAGCATCGACCAGTCTTGATATGCTGGAACTATTTCGGAATGACCGTGAATATCCTGAAACCTAGTAAATTGATTTTCATGCACAAAATAACTAAACACTTCCCAGTCTTTGGGAATAATGCTCATATAATATTCTAGAAGCTCGACAAACCTTTCTTGATTTGGAACATAGATATCATCTTCCATTAACATAAGATATTCTTTATCTGTGTTTAAAAAATTTTTAATTGCCAATAAGTTGCTTGCCCATATGCCTAGCTCTCCCCACTTAAACTCACGTTGAGTTTTAATCAAATTATGCTTTTCATTAAAATCAAAGTACTGGTCTTCGTTACTAATTAGAACTGTATCTGTTTCAAGTCTGTCCATTTTAGTTAACAAAAAATCATCAAGGCTTTTAAATAGGTCAGATCTTTGTTCGTGAGATTCCCCATATCCTGGGATATGAAAAACTTTATAGCAAAATTTATTGAGAGTCATCTTTTTTTAATAAGTCCAAACTGTTCTAGGTATCTCTGTATGGTCATAGCGGATACTCCGCACTCTTTTCCTATCTCAGTTACAGTTTTCTTTTGAACTACATACCTTCTATATAGCCACTCCTTGCTTTGATAAAACTTCATCTTTCAGTAAGCACCTTATTAGCATAATGAGCGATGCCGAATGCATCTGCTACGTCAAAATCTGTTATGGATAGGCCGTACTTATTATTAAAATAATCCACGGTTCTTTGCTTACGCATATTTCTTAATTGAGTTTTATACCAAGAGTCTGCGTATCCTGGACTCTTTAATCTTATTGCAGACTTCTCATCTTTCGTTGGATTTTTGTTGCCAATGAACGCCTGCCACGAGGATGGGCTAATAGTAATAACCTTAGAGCCAGTAGACATAAGCTCAGCAATAACAACTCCATATACATAAGACAATTTTATCACAGCATCAGGTGATCTGACAAGTATTGCACCCTCTACCGCAATATAATCTGATTTTAATTCTTCTAGCATAGCGTGTGTTTTAACCTTTGCGTCATATATCTTTTCATATATATCGGCCCCTACAAATTCTATTTTACCCCATTTTAATGGCTTATCATTTTCCATTAGGCAGAAGGCAACAGAGTTTGTTGATGCATCTATCCCTAAAACTTTATTTGCTCTGGTCTTTACAAGGTCAGCTAATTTCATCTAGCATTCCCTTAATCTTATTTTTTGATGTTATATCTATTTTTTTCTGGCAAGCTGCACATAACGAAGTGTCATTATACCTACTTAGCTGTGCTTTACATTTTTTACATCCACGTGCAGCACCATTTCTAATAGCTTTTTTTTCATAATACTTTTCCATAATTCTTTTATTAGTTGCAATTCTGCAGCACTCATCGGAACAATATTTTTGATTATGGGTTTTAGGCTCAAACTCTTTACCGTTTAAGCAGTCTTTGTTTGCACAAATCACAGCTTTGGAACCTTATACGATTCTATTTGAACTGTTCCAGTTAGCCCTGCATAACATTCCTTTTTAATAGGGCAATATGTGCATGGCATCTTAGACTTTGAGGCGCCAGCTGGACGCATAGGAAGATCTCCTTCTTTAAAGTTATCCCAGACTTCGCACATCCAGGTAAAAGCTTCCTCAATAATTGCCTTATTTTTTTCGTTCATAGATACTGGAATAACAATAAGCTCCTGTGTATTCTTATTTTCATAAAGAAAGAAGCCTTCTTTAGCATTTTTTAATTTCATATACGTAAGCAATTGAAGAAGGTGATTTGTTGTAGGTTTCATTTCTGCCTGTCTTTGATCCCACACTTCTTGCTTTGCTGTTTTAATTTCTCCAATTACAGTTTCTGCGTCATACTCCATAATTAAATCTATAAAGCCACGGATGGGAGGGTATTCATTTACAATTTCTTCTTCTTCGGCTTTCCATTCTGGCATAGTACTAATTAGTTTTTGTAATCTTTCGTGAGCCTGAGTTCCTTGAGCCATATTAGCAACGGCTACTGCATCATTATCATCAATAAACATAGCACCACTAAAAGCCATATACCAGTATCTTGGGCATGTTCCGTGACCGTATCCAAGTGTGCTTGGACTAAAAGACTTTTTAGTCATTTCGCCATCAGCACGTTTGGTATTACGATATGACTCATCTAAAAGCTGAGCAAATTTTTCTGGATCGAAGTGCTTGCCAGCATGCTTCTTAAACTTAAGGTTCTTTACTATATCTCTACCCATTATGAATTGTACCTAACGACATACTTAAGTGCATCTACAAGTTTGTCTATGGACTCCTTTGCTGAATAATAAATATTCTTTTTGTTGTTGTTTGTAGTTCCAGCTTTATCTTTAGCAATTGTTGAATAGTAAGACGCCATCATAGAAAACTTAGTAGACATTGCTTGAAGCTCGATAATTAAATACGGTGCCTTTGCAGAAGGAACATCTGGATTCATTAATAGTTTTACTACAATAGAAAGTGCCCTATCTAGTTGGTCATCGCCCATATACTCATGTAGGTCATTGAACTCCGTAATAGAACTAATTAACTCTAAAGTATTCTTATCTTCTACCATTTTTCATCCTCTTATCTATCTTGTCTATAAATAAACCTAAGCCATAGCCAATAACAAAGCCCAGCATTAACCCTAGCAAAAACATTGTCATTACTTAGTCTTCTTATGATTTACTATATAAGGACCAACTACTGATCGCACTGTCCCATCTTTACGAATCTTTATAATCATACCATTTCTAATAATAGTATCGTTAAATCTACGCTTGTTTGCCATTGTTGTCCTCCCAAAACTGAATTAGTTCTTCTAACACAGCCCACTCAATAATTCCAAGACGAACCTTGGAATCTGTTCCTATAATAATCTTTAGCGCTGGATGCATATCCCTACTAACTTTAAATGTGTCAGTGCATATTTTAGACCACACTGGCTTATTTAAAGTAAAAGAAGATGAGGCCTCTTTATAATCCACCAAGAACTGATTCCATTTGGCATCACCCTTTTGGTAATCTCCACGACCACTATTCTTTTGTGCTTTAGCACCATCTCTTTTTACTTCAGATCTTTCTGACATTAGTTAACCCTAAATGAATTCTTATGACCATCTGGACATTCCCAGCTCATAGTCAAAGACATAGCATCCCAAAAATATTCTTCTGCATCTTTGTCGCATTTAGCACAGGGTTTCTTGCCTCCAAAGCGCTCTAGCTCTGGGCTGTGAATTTTTTCTGAAGAAATAAATTCATTAAGATTTGGCACTAATGTCCTCCTGTAGTTTTGTAACTACTTCTGGATTATCACGAAGATACTGAACTGCTTTTGCACGTCCCTGAAATCTTTCTCCGTTAACAGTATACCAAGCGCCACCCTTTTCAACTACCCCACACATTTCTGCAACATCTAATGTCTCTCCAACTCCATCTATACCCAGAGTTTCCCCTTGGTAATAAAAGTCGTATTGTCCTGATAAATTAGGGGGGCCGACTTTGTTGTAATCAATAATCCAGTTAACTGGCCTGCCGACTCTTTGTTCGATAATCTTGTCGCCAACTTTAATACCAGCTTTAATAGCATTAGCCTCAGCCTCAGACGACCATAGCTTAATGACAGTGGAAGAAAAGAACTTGACTGCCATGCCACCTGTGGGGATGTGACTAGCATGCATAGATCCAAATTGATTTCGTTGTTGTGAGATGAGAACAAGTAGTGTGTTTTTGTTTGCATAATTTAACATCTTGACTGCGTGAGTCATATCCTTTGCTTCAGCGCCAATCTGCTTAGTGTCTTGCAGATCTTTCATTTCATTGCCATCTTTTTCAAAATAAATTGCGGGAAGAAGAGCTGAAATAGAATCTACTACAATCATATCAACTCCTGCATCCATAAGTTTCGTTGCAACATCTACCATATCGTTAACAGTTTTTGCTGGTGAATAGATTAGTTTTTCAGAATCTACACCTAACATCTCTGCCCATGCTGGATCATATGAGTGCTCAGCATCTATCCAAGCGCATGTCTTTCCTTCTTTTTGAGCTAACGCAATCATTTGTAGACAGAAAGAAGATTTTCCAGCAGACTTATTCCCCCAAACAAGAATCTGTCGTCCGTATGCAAGTCCGCCTTTTAATGCTAGGTTAAGACCAATACTTGGTGTAATCTGCTTATCTACATTTACATCTACTGCTGACTGAACTCTTGCTCTTGTTTTTGGATCTAGCTTTGCCAATATATCATCTAATTCAATTTTCATTATTTCTCTCTCTTTTACATTAGTATATCATTTAAAATAGGTTTCGTAAAGCTTTAAACTACTTTTAAATTAATTTTTTTAACCTGATGCTCCCCTATTTTGTTTCCAAGGTGGTCTGTTGCATTTCTGTAAAAATCTGACCAGACTCCGTTTTTTTGTCTAACTGAAACCACATCTCGATATTCATTAGAGCTAAATAAATTTGAATACATACTAGAATCTAGGTTGCTAATCTTTACTTCTGAATGATCTAAACTAGACAAGTCTATTGGAAGTATTGCTGCAATTGGGGTTCCAGCTTTAATAGTAATTTTTTTATTAAAAGAATTAACTCTTATTCCTGGCTGAAATTCATCTTTTATAAAAGATGTACTTAAAATTACAGATACAAAGTCGCAACCATTTATAAAAACATTTGGTGGTTGATAGACAAGTAGGCTAAAATTTTCACTAGTTCTAAGCGCTAATCCAGTTTTAAATGCCAACACACCATTTTGTCTATCTGTAGAAACATATTCCTGACCAGAAATTATTTCCATTTTCCCATATGATATATTGTCAAAGTCGTTATGTAGTATAAATGAAATATCTTTTTTAAAAGATATACCCCAGCCAAGCTGATTTGCAAGGCTCATCGGAAAACAATGATAAGCTTGTCTACCTGGCGTTTCTTCCATCCAATCTCTATTAACTGGTAACGGAGATATGGTAGCCGAATCGTTATGCAAGGCGTAGGCATCTATACTTATTGTCATTCTAGTTATACTTTACCTAGAATAAGTTTCCATGAAGTCTTGGACGCTCTTTATTTATATTTATTTTAGCCTCTAAAATTTCATCTAAACTATGTGTAACCTGCTCTTCATTTCTCATTGCAGCATAAACATCTAGCAGGCGAATAATAACATCTGCCATTTCCTCTACAATATGTTCGCTTCCCTTAGACTTTCTAATTGCTTCTAATACTTCAGTAACTTCTGAATGTACAAGGGCAAGCTTGTTTCCAATCTTGTCATTAGAATAATCTCCATCCCAAAACCCCTTTTCTATTGCTGTTTCATGAAGCATTGCTGCTAATGCATCAAGGCCATACTCTGTTAAAACACTATTGCTGTTCAACTTTATCCCTTAAACTAAAAGTAAATGATGGGCCATCCTCATCATAATCAATAACCAACTCTTTATCAGTTTGTGCTGCATCTAGAAACTTTAAAGTAGGCACTGTAATTTTGCCATGCTCCTCTAGTATCGCTACAAGGATCTGATTGATACTGATGGACTGTATGAGACCATCTACACCCTCTGTCACTTTATCTCCTTAATCATTAATGTCCCATCGTCTAACTTTGACAAAACAACCTGACACTTCATTCCCTCACGCATTTTTGCTAAGGCAATCTTATACATACTAGAAAATACAATAGCTCTAGTTAAATTTTTATCTTTATCTGACATCACAATGTGCGCCATTGTTTTACCAGCTTTTGTTTTATATGGCGTAAAGTCTACCACAATGTATTCGTTATCAGCAAGATCATATTCTTTTCTGTATAAGAAATCTACAAATGAATCTTTAGATTCTGGATTAATATCCTGAACCTTTACATAACGTGCAATTCTATTGTCTCCAACCAAAATAAAATACATTTGATTTGTTTCAATTGGTGTCTGCTCATTATGGAACAAACCGATTGATCCTGTTTCATCAACAAGTTCGATTCTAGCCCATCCAGTTCCACGTTTAATTGATTTAGCCATTCCAAACATTACAAAGGAGCCTAGGTCATCAAACTCAGAAATTGGTCTAGCCTGTGTTTTAATTCTAGGTGGTAGGTCTAAGCTAAATGTTGGAATTCCTAAATACTCATAGTAATTATTTTTTTCGTTTCCAGATCTAGGGTTATCCTCAAATGCGGCAGCACCAATTGCATTTAGAGCAGAGACTGCACGGCTATTGATTCCACTTCCCTTCTTAGAAGCCTTTTCAATAAACTCTGAGTAAGAAGCAAAAGGTCTTTGATCAATAATCTTATTCGCAATACTATCTGAAATAAATTTAACCTCACCTAGTCCGAATCTAATTGAATCACCTTTTAACGAAAAGAAAACATCAGATTCATTAATATGAGGAAGCTTAATGCTAAGCTTCAATCTTTTTGCCTCAATTAAATATTCTGTTCTGGCATCTTTGTCGCTTTCGTTTTTAAGAATCGAGAACATGAATTCCAGCGGGTAATAAGTTTTGAGCCAAGCAGTAAAATAAGAAAGCATAGAGTAAGCAACAGCGTGGGAACGATTGAACGAATACCCAGCATGAGCTTCAAATGTGTGCCAGAGAGTCTCTGCTTGTTTTTTAGAAATATGTTTTGAAGCACCCTCAATAAATCTATCTTTAAACTGATCAAATTCTTTTGCATCCTTTTTCTTTCCAATAATTTTACGAACTTTGTCAGCTTCGGACCAAGTCATACCGCCTAGGTGTACACATGCCTGCATAACCTGTTCTTGATAAATAATAACTCCGTAAGTATTTTCGGTAAAAGGTTTCATAATAGGGTGAATAAATTGCACTGCTTCATCTCCATGCTTACGCTTAATGTAAGAAGCACCTACAGTATTCATTGCTCCTGGACGAACTAATGCGTTAGATGCAGCAAGGTCTTCAAATTTATCAACACCCATCTTTATGAGTAAGTTAGTGTATGGGGTTGCTTCAGCTTGGAATACACCTTTTGTATACCCTTCGCTAAGTGTTTTATAAACTGCTTTATCGTCTAGCGGAAGTTCTGAAAGATTAATTGCTTTACCAGTTCTATCTTTAATAGACTGAAGAGTATCTGAAATAACAGATAAAGTTTTTAATCCGAGTGCATCTAGTTTGATTAGGCCAATGTCTGCTACTGTATCCATATCGTAGGCTACTACTGGGATTCGCCCAGAAACTTTATCTTGTGCGTCTTCACGAGACTCAACTGGAGCATACTTACGAATATCATCTTTAGCAACTACAACTCCAGCAGCATGCACACCAACAGATCTAATCTTTCCACGCAATCTTTCGGCAAGCCATAGGACTTCTGGATACTTCATTCTAAATTCTTTTGTATTAGGGGAGTCCATGAAGTCTTCAAATGTATCGATAGACTTCATTGCACGGTTAACGTCTGAAAGCGGGACCATAAATACACGAGCAGCATCTCTAATAACACCCTTATCCTTAAAATAAGTGTATGTAGAAATAGATGCAACGTGCTTAAACTTCTTCTTAAGATATTCCTTTACTTCTTTACGACGGCGGTCTTCAAAGTCTGTATCGATATCTGGAAAGTCATTACGCTCTGGATTAATAAATCGGAAGAATAGCAGGTCATATTTAATTGGATCAACATCTGTAATGCCTAGGGAATAGCAGACGAGAGAGCCAGCGGCAGAGCCACGGCCAGGACCAACCATAATATTATTTGTCTTTGCCCAGTTAATCATATCTGCCACAACCAAGAAATATGAGGCAAAACTCTTAGACTTAATAATGTCTAGTTCCTCATTGAGCCTGTCAATGTAGACCGCATCCTTGTCCAGGTTTAGCCTTTTAAGGCCTTCAGAGGCCATCTGAGCCAGCTTATCGTCCGCATCTGTCTTAGGGACAGGGAGAAGGTCTAATCCGCTGTTAAAATCGTATTCTCCAATTTTGTCAGCAATCTCCATAGTATTATCAAAAATGTCTGTTCGATTAATCCCTGATTTCTTGAAGTCTGATTCAATTTCTTCTCTGGTCTGAATAAATAAATTATAGTCTACAAATGATATTTTTCTATCTGGATAAAGATAGTTAAATCTATCTAACATATCCTTCATTTGGCGAGACATATCAAAGTCTGCTTCTTTATCTGATTTAGGGGATGTAGATAGAATAAGCATAGCCTCTTCTAATATACGATCTTCTTCTTTAGCAAAGTGGGCATCTCCTGTCGCCACCGCTTTAATTTTAAGTTCGTCTGCTAAAGACAATAGGCCTTCATTTATTTCTTTCGGATTGTGAGATTGAACCTCAATATAAAAATCATCGCCGAAATTTTTCTTAAAATCTTTGAGAATAAGTTTAGCTTCAGAAAACTCATTCTTCTCGATGCACTTAGAAATGAGGCCATTAAGACATCCAGACAATACAATAATACCTTCCGAATATTCATTGAGTATCTCCCTATCAATACGTGGCTTATGATAAAAGCCTTCGTTCCATGCAAGCTCTTGCAGAATATTAATATTCTCAAGACCCTTTTTATTCTTAGCCAATAAAATAATATGATTGTAAGCCTGAATAGACTTATCTGTTTTGGAGGAACGGTCAAATCTATCTGTAGGAGATATATACGCTTCTACTCCAAGAATTGGCTTTATGCCCAACTCTTTTGCAGCAATCTGCATTTCACGATGTGATGACAAGGTTCCATGATCTGTAATTGCAATTGTTGTTTGCCCTGCATCTATGGCAGCCTGACATAGTTCTTTGGGTGAATTGAGTCCATCCATTAATGAGTAGTATGAATGAACATGTAGATGTGTAAAACTCATTAGTATCCGCCCAAGCATTCATTTCTTGTATGATAAAGTCTAATCTTAGTCATAGTCTTTCTATTTGGAGCATATAGTTCTTCTCCGCAGCAAGCCGCCTTTAAATACCACTCTCTTGCAAAAAAATCATACACCATGCCACTAGCATTTTTATATTTGTTTGCCACAAAAGTAGCAAATGGGTCTGGGATTTCGTATGAGATCATGTTGTTATTCTAACAAATAATGCAGGGCCAGTCAATAGACCAGCCCTGCAACTATTTATTTTACCAGTCTACGCTACTAGATGAAGCTGATGGCTCTTCGTTATTGCCACCTTCGCCCATATAAAAAGCTTCTTGCTCTGCATATGTTACGTGACGAACTGCTGTTTTTTCTAGGTCATACAACTCTAGGGCAGAGAAATCAAATGGTGCTTCGTCCTTTGCCAGCGGAATAATTGTATAACTTGTATCTGTTTTTGAACCATTACGCTTAATTCGCCACATAAGGTTGGTGATGCTTCCCATCTCACCAGCGTATTCAATTAGGGTAGGTGTAATTGTCTTACCGCTTGTACCTTGTGAAAGAATTGCTACATATGGCTCTTCTTTGCCATCGTCTACTAGGACATTAATGTATAGGCGTGTTCTGGCTTTCCAGCCAGCCTTTGGATCCTTGCGATGTTGTTCGTTTGCCCAGTCACGTCCTTCTGACTCCATTGTATCTAGAGCCTTGCGACGATAATCCTTTGGGTTAGTGTGCTCTAATGCGATAAATCCGCAACCAAGCTTGTCATTATATGTTGGTGAATCTGGATCAAGTTCCTGGAGGAATCTAATCTTTACGCTTTCGCCGTCTTCAA